ACATAGGTACTGAAAGAGTAGATTTATTTAAAGATGAAAGTGTTTCACTTACACAAACAATAAAGAATGTAAAAGACTTGGCAAAGGTGTTTACTGAATTTACACAAACCTTTTCTGTACCAGCATCAAGTGTAAACAATAAGATATTTAAACACTATTATAACTTTGATATTAGTAATGGTTTTGATGCAAGAAAAAAACAAGCTGCAAGAATAGAATTAAATGATTTACCTTTTAAAGATGGTAAAATAGCTTTGCAAGGTGTTGAGTTAAAAAACAATTTAGCACACACATACAAGATTACTTTCTTTGGTAATACAGTTGATTTAAAAGATATATTAGGTGATAGTGAATTAGCAAGTTTACCATTAAATCAAAACCAAATATATGACTATACAAATGTAATAAATAGAATGAGAGCAGTAAGTAATGATGTTCTTGTACCTTTAATTACTCACACTAACAGATTAATATTTAATAGTGGTTCACATACTACATATGACCCAGAGGCAACAACAAATAATATAAGTCATCAAGGAAGTGGTACACCACATCAAAATGGTGTAGCTTGGAACCAGTTTAAATATGCTATTAGGCTACAAGCAATTATTGATGCAATAGAAACCAGGTACAATATTACTTTTTCAGATGACTTTTTTAACGATAACACAAATGAAAAGTTTTATAATTTGTTTATGTGGTTGCATCGTAAAAGTGGTGATGTAGAACAAGCAGCACAAGTTGAGGTGTTATACACAAGATTAGATGATTTAGTTGTAAAGACTGGTTCAACAGAATATATATCAACTGTTTCAGATGGTGTTATAACGGTTAATGCACCAATAGGTGTTACACCAAGTTTATTAAGATACACATTAAACCCAGTAGACAATTCAGCAGTTTACAATGTTAGGGTATTAAGAAATGGTGGTACTGTAGTTGGTGAGTTAAATGGTGTTAATGATACACAAACTTTAACCATACAAGCTGGAACAGATGGCTTAATAAACAATTCAACATATGCATTAGAAATATCTGGTGTTGTTTCTTTTAGTGCTAATGATATTGATGTACAATTAAATTGGTTAGAACCAGGTGGTACACCAACTTTTGGAAGTGATTTATACCACAACAACGCATCATTTCAAACAGAGCAAGAATTTCAATTTAACATAGTTGAACAAATACCAAAAATGAAGATTATAGATTTTCTTTCTGGCTTGTTTAATTTATTTAACCTTACTGCTTATGTAAATAATGTTGGCACAATAGTGGTTAGAACTTTAGATAGTTACTATGCAGCAAGTACACAAGTTTACAACATAGATAAATACCTTGATACTACAAAATCAACATCAGATGTTGCACTACCTTTTAATGAAATTAATTTTAGTTATAAAGGTTTAGGTACATTTTTAGCAAAGCAATTTGAACAACTTACCAATAGTGGTTGGGGTAGTTTAGGTTACACATTAGATGGTGATATTTTTGATGCACCGAGTGAACCATATAAAATAGAAGTACCATTTGAGCATATGCAATTTGAAAGATTGTATGATGCTGGTAATTCACCACCAACTGCAACAGATGTACAATATGGTTATTCAGTAAACGAAAACCAACAATCATATATTGGTGAACCTTTATTGTTTTATCCTATCTTGATTAGTGGTGGTACAGATATAAGAATTAGAGATACGGCAACATCAAGTGTTGAAGATATAACAACATATTATATACCATCAAATAGTTTAGCTTTATTACCAAGTACAAGCAAAGTAAACATACACTTTCAAAACGAGTTTAATGAGTATTTAGCAAATGAACCAGATAGTATAGTTGCTGGTGATAATGCTTTAGGCTTTACAGATACTATTTTTGAAACTGAATACAAAGAGTACATACAAGATGTGTTTAACTTTAGAAGAAGATTGTTAAAGATAACCGCTTTTCTACCAATGAAAGTATATTATAACTTACAACTAAATGACTTAATAGAATTAGGACAAGATAGGTACAAGATAAATTCAATGAAAACAGATTTAACAACTGGTAAAACAGAATTTGAATTACTAAACACAATATTATGATTAAGAATATAATTGACTTGCTCCAGGTTGTTGATGGTGAAACTGAAAACATAAGAATAGCACAAGGAAAATACAAATTAGCAGAAACACTAACAGAGGGTGTTAAACAAACAAAAAGAAAGTTAAGATGGCACAAAAAATAGAAGTTGAATTTGAGTTAAAATACAAAGAAGCCGTTAAGAATTTAGACGAGTTTCAAAAGGAGTATGCAAAACTTGAAAAGGAAGTTGTAAGTGCTAATGAAAAGACTGCTGAAAGTTTAGAGAAAGTTGAAAAAGGTGCAAAGGACGGTGCAAAGGGTATTAAGAAAGTTGGTGTATCAATAGGAAACCTTGCAAAAGCATCTGGTATTATATTCTTGTTACAAAAAGCATTTGAATTTGTAAGTAGTGCAGTACAAGAAAACCAAGTTGTTATGGATGGTTTAAATACTATCTTTAAAACTGCACAAATTGTATTCAATGAAGTACTTGGTGTTATAACAGATGTGTATAAAAGTGTAACATCTGCATCTGAAAACTTTGACGCTTTAGGTAAAGTTATGGGTGGTTTATTAACTATTGCCGTTACACCTTTAAAGTTGGCTTTTTATGGTATTCAATTAGGAATACAAGCAGCACAGTTAGCTTGGGAACAATCTGTATTTGGTGATGGTGACACAGAAACAATAAAAGCCTTAAATGAAAGTATTGCAGAAACCAAAGCTAATTTAAAAGAAGTAGGTGATGAAGCGGTACAAGCGGGTACAGATGTTGTTACAAATTTTGTTGAAGCAGTACAAGAAGCGGGTGCAATAGGTTCACAACTTGTTGAGGGTGTAAAAGAAATAAGTATTGAAGCTGCATTAGAAACAGCAAAGGCAAACCAGGCATTGGAAAAATCTGCACAAATAGCTGCTGCACAAAGTAGAATACTATTAGAACAATACGATAGACAAGCAGAATTACAAAGACAAATTAGAGATGATGAAACAAAAAGCATAGCTGAAAGACAAGCAGCAAATGATGAGTTAAATAATATTCTTGTAAAGCAAGAAGAAGAAATGACTAAAAATGCTAAATTAGTCAAAGCAGCAGCACAAGCACAATTTGATTTAACTGGTAAAACAGAAGATTATGTTGCGGTATTAGAAGCTGAAGCAGAAGTACAAGCGGTTGCAGCTACGGTAACTGGGTTTAAATCAGAACAACAAACCAACGCAAATGCTTTATTAAAAGAAGCAACAGAATTAACAAACGCACAAGCAGAAAGTGAAAGCACATTATCAATAGCTAAACAAAGATTAGCAGCGGAAGAAATAGAAAATGGACTTTTACGTATACAAGAATTACAAAGAATTGATGAATTAGAAAAAGAACAAGAAACAAAAAGATTACAAGCAATAGTAGATAATGCAAATGCTGGAACACAAGCAAAGATAGATGCACAAATAGCTTTAAATGATTTTATAGCACAATCAGATGAACAAAGTGTAGTGAGAACAAGAGAAATAGCAGATGCTAAAATAGAAATTGCAAATCAAGAAGCAGAAGCAAAAAAGAAAACATTAAATGATACTGCAAATGTATTACAAAACTTTAGTAGTATAGCTGGTGAAGAAACTGCTGCTGGTAAAGCCTTTGCGGTTGCTGCTGCAACTATAAACACATATAGAGGGGTTTCTGATGCACTTGCTGCGGTTACAGTTACACCTTTTGAAACTGCTTTAAAATTTGCTAATGCTGCTGCTATTGGAGTAGCGGGTATTGCTAATGTAAAAAAGATATTAAGTGTACAAGTACCAGGTGGTAGCGGTGGAGCACCAAGTGGTGGAGTACCTACAACTACAACATCACAACCACCAGCATTTAATGTAGTGGGCGCAAGTGGTGAAACACAATTAGCAGATGCAATAGGTAGCCAAACACAACAACCTACAAGAGCATATGTAGTAAGTAATGATGTAACTACTGCACAAGAAATGGATAGAAACATTATAGAGGGTGCAAGTATCTAAATGCAAAATTAAAAACTAAACACGTTATATATTTATGAAGATAATAGAACTTATTTTAGATGAAGAACAAGATGATATTGGAGTAGATGCGATTTCTATTGTAGAAAGCCCAGCTATTGAAAGCGACTTTGTTGCATTAAAAAACCAAGAAATAAAGTTAGCAGAAGTAGACAAAGAAAAGAAAATACTAATGGGTGCTTTATTAATACCAAATAAACCTATTTACCGCAATGGTGGTGAGGGTGAGTATTATATATACTTTTCAAAAGATACGATTGTAAAAGCATCTCAAATGTTCTTACAGAATGGCAAACAAAGTAATTCAACATTAGAACACAACCAAGCATTGAATGGTTTAACATTAGTTGAAAGTTGGATAGTAGAAAGTAAGGAACAAGATAAATCTGCAATGTATGGTTTAGATGTACCAGTTGGTACTTGGATGGGAAGTGTAAAAGTAAATAATGATGATGTTTGGAATGAGTATGTTAAAACAAATAAAGTTAAGGGTTTTTCTATTGAGGGTTACTTTGCTGATAAAATGGAAGCACCTAAAGAAAATGTTGAAGAACAATTAAGTGAAGAATTATTAAGTAAAATTAAATCTATATTAAATAAATAAGTATGAAAAGTAACATTGAAAAAGTTTATAGCAGACTACCAAAAACAGAATTATCAGAAATTGAGTTAGCTACACAAAAAATAGAATTGGCTATGGATTTTAGCGCAATACTAAAAGAGCTACAAGCAGATGTTTCAAAATCAAATAAGCAACAAGCACAACTTGAAAAAATAGCAAAACAATTTATAGCTGCAAAAAGTCCAGATAGAAGTGGTGTTCCAGCAAATAGACAAAAAAAGGTTAATGCCTTTTATAAAGACTTTGAGAAAAAAGCAAAAGATTTGGGTATTGATGTAAGAACAACACAATTTTATAAAGAATATCAAACCGCACTTGATTTAATAGACCAAGTAAAAGATACTGTAATGGAAGTAAAGAGTATTATAAAATCAGTAAAATAACAAATGCAAAGAAACAACAAAAATAAAATTTTCATACCAAGTAGAACATCACCTACTGGAGGTGGTCGTGCTTGTTTATGTTGGGACACTAAAAAGTATTCTATCTCTTGTTGTGATGGTTCTATGCAATCACAAGGCATTGGTGTTATAACAAGAACAGACTGAAAATGCAAATTTTAATTTAATAATCGTTATATAAATAGTATGAAAGCAAATCAAATGTTAAACGAAATAAAAACACTTCTAAACATCGAGGTAAAACTTGAAGAACAGAAGTTAGAAAATGGTACTGTAGTAAGTGCAGAAGCCTTTGAAAAAGATAATGAAATATTCATTGTTACAGATGATGAAAAGGTTGCAATGCCAGTAGGTGAGTATATCCTTGAAGATGGTAGACTATTAGTAGTTGAAGCAGAGGGTGTGATTGCAGATGTAAGAGAAGTATCTGATGAAGTACCAGCTAAAGAAGAAGAAACTGAAGATTTAGAAGAAGAAGTAAAAGAAGAAATGTCTTATGCTACTAAAGAAGAATTAGCAGAGGTTAAAACAATGGTTGAGGAAATCAAAGCTATGTTAGAACCTAAAGAAGAAATGAGCGAAGAAGTAAAAGAAGAAATTGTTGAAGAAGTTAAAGAAGAACTTTCAGCAGTAAAACCAATTAAACACAATCCAGAAGCAAGTACACCACAAAAGAAACAAGTACAATTTGCCAAAGGACAATTTAACACAACTTTAGATAGAGTATTAAGTAAATTAAACAAATAAAAAATGAATAAAAGAAACGTAAATTTAGCAACATCCGTAACCGTGAATTCTACCTATGCTGGTGAATTTGCTGGTGAGTATATCGCAGCAGCTTTATTATCTGCATCAACTATTGATGATGGTGGTTTAACAGTAAAGGCAAACATTGCTTTTAAAGAAGTAATTAAGAAACTTGCAACGACTGCAATAGTACAATCTGCATCTTGTGATTTTGACCCACAATCAACTATCACATTAACAGAAAGAATTATTGAACCAAAAGAACTACAAGTAAACCTACAACTTTGTAAGTATGATTTTGTAAACGACTTTGAGAGCCAGTCTATGGGCTTTGGTCTTGGTCAAACACTACCACCAAAGTTTTCTGATTTCCTAATTGCTCACGTAGCAAGTGAGGTTGCACAGTCAACGGAACTAAATATTTGGCAAGGTGATACAGCTGGAGCAACTTACACATCTTTTGATGGGTTTGAGAAACTAATTGCAGCAGCAGTAACAGCGGGAGATGTTCCAGCAGCACAAGCAATCACATCAGTAGCACTTACATCTGCAAACATTATTGACAAACTTTCTGAAGTAGTTGATGCAATACCTGGTGCATTATATGGTAAAGAAGATTTATTCTTATACATCGGAACTAAAGCAGCTAAACTATATGTACAAGCACTTGGTGGATTTGGAGCAAATGGTTTAGGAGCAAATGGTGTTGCTAATATGGGTACACAATGGTGGAACAACGGAAGCCTAACGGTAAACGGAGTTAAAATCTTTGTATCACCAGGAATGTCTGATGACAAAATGTATGTTGCACAACGTTCTAACTTATACTTTGGTACTGGTCTTTTAAACTCAACAAATGAGGTAAAGACTTTAGATATGGGTGATTTAGATGGTTCAAACAATGTGAGAATGGTAATGCGTTTTACAAGTGCAGTACAATTCGGAATTGGAGCAGACATAGTTTCTTACGCATAATTAATTAATTAATCAATAGAAAGGGGTGGGTAGGTAATCTGCTCACCCTTTTTTTTTAAAACAATAACGTTGATATAAGTGTAACTACTTGATAATCAACATAATACATAAAAACAATGGCTTGTACATTAACAACGGGTAGAAAACTACCTTGCAAAAGTGCTTTTGGTGGCATTAAAAAAGTATTCTTTGCTGATTATGGTGACCTTACTGCAATCACAGTAGATGCACCAACTGGTGAAGCAACATTTACAGGAACACCAACTTGGTATGAATACGATGTAAAAGGTAATTCATCTTTAGAAACTACTGTGACAAGTAGCAGAGAAAATGGAACAACTTTTTATACTCAAACTTTAAACCTTACACTTACTTATTTAGATGCTTTAACGCAACAAGAACTACAAACACTTGCAGTAGCAAGACCATATATTGTAGTTGAAGATTACTATGGAAATAGTTTCTTATGTGGCTTTGAAAATGGTATGGAGTGTACTGGTGGTACGGTAGTAACTGGAGCAGCAGCGGGTGATTTAAGTGGATTTACACTTACCTTTGAGGGTATGGAAGAAACTGCACCTTATTTCCTTGCAGCAGCAGTAACTGGAGATGCAGCACAAGTAGACCCAACTGCATAATTAATATTTATTTTAAATTGAAAGCATCCTTAATCGGGTGCTTTTTTTTTGTTTTTACAAATTACTATTTTTTAAACGTTATATACATAGATGATATTATTCTACCCACAAGCTGAAAATCGATTTATGTGCATACCAAGAGAGTATGTAACAAGTGCTGTTATGATTTTAAGAGATGATAGCACAAATGTTAGTGTTGATTATACACTTGTACCAAGAGTTGATGGTGTAGGAAATATTTTAATTGAAAATGATACCTATATTATATATAATGATACCTATTCAAATTTAGTTGAAGGGCATTTTTATGATTTAACTATATATTCAGACATAGCAAAAACAAATGTAATATATAAAGATAGGATTTTCTGTACTGCACAAAAATCAGAAATTAATGCAGATAACAATTATTTCTATAAAGTAAATAAAGACCAATATACAGAATACGATGGTTTCAATAATGACTATATTGTAATATGAGAAAAAGAAACGAAAAAGGGCAATTTAGCAAAACAAAAGTATCAGAGTTTGGCTTTGTAAATTTAAGTACATACACATCACCAGAGGTTAAAGAAGTTAATGGTGCTGATTGGATTGAGTACGGTGCAGATAACAATTATTTTCAATTCCTTATTGATAGGTATAATGGTTCACCTACAAACAATGCAGCTATAAATGGTATTTCACAAGCGATTTACGGTAAAGGTTTAAATGCAACAGACAGCAACAGAAAACCTAATGAGTATGCACAGATGATTTCTTTGTTTAGAAAAGATGTAGTGCGTAGATGTTGCTATGATTTAAAACTTATGGGACAAGCTGCTATACAAGTTATCTACTCAAAGGATAGAAGCAAGATTGTTCAGTTAGAACATATGCCTATTGAAACATTAAGAGCAGAAAAATGTGATGCAGATGGAAATGTACCAGCATATTACTATTGTAATGATTGGGTAAACATTAAAAAGAGTGATAAACCTTTAAGAATACCAGCTTTTGGTATGTCTAAAGAAAGCATAGAGATATACTACATAAAACCTTATAAAAGTGGTTTCTATTATTACTCACCAGTAGATTATCAAGGTGGTTTACAATACTGTGAGCTCGAAGAAGAAGTATCTAACTACCATATCAATAATATACGTTCAGGCTTGAGCCCATCAATGCTCATTAATTTTAATAATGGCACTCCAAACCAACAAGAAAGACAATTAATAGAAACAAAGATAGCACAAAAATTTTCTGGTAGCTCTAATGCTGGGCGGTTCATTTTGGCTTTTAATGATAATAAAGAAAGCCAGGCAGAAATAACACCAGTACAATTAAGTGATGCACACAATCAGTACCAATTTTTAAGTGAAGAAAGCACAAAGAAAATAATGGTTGCACATAGGATTGTATCACCAATGTTATTAGGTATAAAAGATAGTAGTGGTTTAGGTAACAATGCAGAAGAAATAAAGACTGCATCTTTGTTAATGGATAACACCGTTATAAGACCATTTCAGGAACTTTTAATAGATTGCTTTGATAATATACTTGCATACAACGATATTAGCTTAAACCTATACTTTACAACGTTACAACCATTAGAATTTACTGATGTAGATAAAGATTTACAAAGTAAAGAAGATATTGAAGAAGAAACAGGTTATGAGTTTAGCAAAGAAAAAACTGAACTTGATAATGTATTAGAAGAATTAGGCGAAGAAGAAGATTTAAGCCAATGGACATTAATTGATGAAAGAAAAGTTGATTATGATGATGAAGAAGCTTTAGATTATCAAATAGACCAACTAAACAAAAAGAACAAAAGCACGTTATCTAAAATATGGGAATTTGTATCAACTGGTACAGCAAGACCAAACGCAAAATCTGAACAAGATAAAGCGGTAAAAGATGTGGCATTTAAAGTAAGGTATCAATATGCACCTTTAAAAGATACATTTGACGCAGAGGGTAAAAATGTTACAAGAAGTTTTTGTGAGAAAATGATAAAAGCTAAAAAGATATACCGCAAAGAAGATATTGAGTTAATGAGTACAAGGGCGGTTAATCCAGGTTGGGGACCAAAAGGTGCAGATACCTATTCTATATGGCTTTATAAAGGTGGTGGTGCTTGTCATCATTTTTGGATGCGTAAAACTTATATGTTTACATTAGATAGTAAACGTATTGATGTTAAGTCACCATTAGCACCAACAATAAGTGTAAATGAAGCTAAACGAAAAGGTTTTAAGCCAGAGGTAAATGATAAACTTGTAGCTAAAAGACCAATAGATATGCCTAATGAGGGTTTTTTACCAACTAATA